TTGATATAGTTAATGATAAAATGACCGTGACATGTTCAAAGCGCAAAGATTTTAGAAAGGTTTTTTATAAAAATTAAAATGATTGATTATAAAGTATTCCTTACCAGTAGTAGTAAAGCAAAGGGTTTAAAAAAGGTTACAAAACCGTGTACAGTTGTTATAGAACCGGAAGATTTCAATAAAGAGCAGATAGCATCATTAAAATCGAAGGGTTATAGAGTTTTAGGATATTTAAATATCGGCTCAATCGAAGATACACGCTCTTATTATAATCAATTAAAGCCTTATCGTATTATGAAAGATGGTAAACCTTATCAGCTTGAAGATTGGCCTCATGAGTGGTGGATTGATTTAAGAAGAACTAAGGTTAGAGATTTTATTGTCAACAGGGCTAAAGAAGTGCAGAAAGTTGGATGTGACGGTTGGTGGTGCGATAATATAGATATTTATGAATATAATAGCGGTTCTGCTATGTTTCAAGCGATTGCCTCTGTTTTGAGGAGAATCAAAGCTCTAAATGGTTATGTTATGCTCAATGGTGGCTATAAGTGGCTTCAGGAGTATATGGATAATGAGTTAGAAGGAGGCGCATATAAAGTTCAAGTTGGTGCATTTGGTCTGTATGATAATGCAGTTGGGCTAAAGCGTAAACTTGAAAGAGAGGGTATAAAAGCTATAATAAAGGAGTATCAAGATGGGAACGCACTTCTCTATAAAGTGCAAACCGGTGCATTTTCAAAATTTCCAAATGCGTATTCATCTCTATGTGGCATTTTAACACTTGGTGAGAACGGCATTATTAAACTTGAAGGTAGTAGATTTACAGATAGAACTTTAGCGTCATTCATAGACGGTGTAACACAAGAAGAGGTATTTACACTCATTACTGATTATGACGGTCAAGGTAAATTTAAGAGCCAGAAAAAGACTCAATCCAATGAGTATAAAGAGCATATGCAGAGGTTAAAGTGCCACGGTTTAGATACTTGGTTATTAGAATACTCACGGTCAGCGTCAAAAACAAAAGAGATAAAGGAGTATTGTACTAAATATAGTTTGACAGGATATTATGTATCCAGTGATGTAAATTTGTAAAATTTTTCAAAAAAGTGCTTGCATATTAATTCAATGTGTGTTACAATGTTTATGAGCTTGAAAGAGAGCGAGATTCATTGTAACACATTTTTTATGAAAGGAGAGATAAGGTGGCAGAAATTGTATTAAAAGATGGAACAGTTGTAACTGGTAAACTTCTGTGTAAGTATGTATCGTTTGAGGGCGATACGAGATACATTTTCTATGTAGAGGTACGTGGCGAGATTCGCTGTGTGTTTGAGAACTATCAGTTTAAGGAGTATGTGGCATGAATAGACCGACACGATACTATAGTAAACAGCAGGAGAAGAAAGTAGCAAAGAGTCTCGGCGGTAAAAGACAAGCGAATAGTGGTGCAACTCCATTTCAGAAGGGTGACGTAATCACAGACCAGTTTCTGATTGAAGCCAAGACAAAGACCAAAGATTGTAAGTCTTTTACAGTCAAAGAAGATTGGCTTCTAAAGAATGAAGAAGAGGCGTTTGCTATGGGCAGAGATTCAGCACTATGTTTTGATTTCGGTCCTGGTGCAAATAAAAGATATTATATTATTTCAGAGCGAATGTTCGAGGTATTACAGAGTCTTTTGAGAGGAGTATGGGAATGAGTTTAACACATGAGATGATTAAGGAAAATGTATTTAATTGGCTTGATGCACTTATTATCGGTGCAAAAGCAATGAGCACCGTTATGCAGTGCGGTACAGACGATTGGAGAAGCGAAGCGTCTGTTTACAATGGTGAAGATAATATTGTAGACGGCATTATTACTGTTCATATACATAATATAGAGCAGGTCGCAAAAGCTGTTGAGATTGATATTCAGCATCAGGATTTTACACCTGCAAATGAGTATTATGCGTATTTTAAAGGCGAAAACTTTTTCATTTACAATGGTGTGAAGTTTTCCGGCATGATTTACGGTGATTTTTCTGATAAAGAGAAGAGCGCAAGAATAGAGGAGAGGAAAAGATATGAAGAAAATGCGGGGAAGCAAAGTAGCAATTCTGGAGCATCTGAGAACGTACCCGTGGATAACGAGTAAAGATGCATTTGAGCTTTATGGTATTACCAGACTTTCTGCAAGAATTAAAGACCTGAGAGACAAAGGATATGGTATTGAAACTGTTATGGTAGAGGCAACGACTCGCTTCGGCGAGTCTTGTCGATACGCAAGATATGTATTGAAAGGAGAGTTGAATGAGACAGGATACGAGAACGGATGAAATTGAGACATTCGTCAATAATGCGGTATATTTAGCAAAAATGAAAGGCACATTACGAGAGTTTGAAGAGTATTGCGGTTTATCTATAGGATATTTTTCACGTAGAGTGACCGGTGGGTCATCAAAACAGAACGCATTGTCTTTCCAGACTGTTTTACTTGTATGCGACTATCTTGGAAAGTCTGTTGAAGATTTACTTGACCCTAAATTAAGGTATGATTTAGAAGCAAAGCGGATGCAACAGAAGATGGAAGAAATTGAATCAGCAAAATTATCATTAGCAGGAGAATAAATATGGAAAATCTTACAAGAGAAAAGGCACTTGAATTTCATCGTCAGATGTGGACAGATATGCAGAAAGATTTGGGTGATGAGCCGTCGGGCAAACAGAGATTTGATTATAAAAGAAGGTGGATTAAAAATCATTTTCCTGAACTTGTAGATAAGGACGATGATTATGAAATCATCCGTAATAATTGTTTTTTGTGTGAGTATGCTGATGAGGATTATGGTTATTGCGAGTGCCTTATAGATTGGCCTTGTGGAAGATGCGAAGATAGTTATTACGAGGCAGGAGATTGGCGGTATATGCCGATTTCAAAACTGTTAGCTTTACCGGAAAGAGAGGAGGAAGAATGAAAAAGTTATATTGTTGTATGTTAGAGTACAACGCAGAGGGTAGATGTTCTGGTTATATGTATCTTACAAAGCAGGAATATGAGACTGTTAAAAAGGTAGTTAATACAGATAATTGGTCAGATGTTAATGATGAGGGTTGGTCAGGCAGTATGTATATCTATTGTGAAGAGTTAGAGGAGAAGTGATGGCAGTAAAGACATTAGCAGTAAAATAGAAATGCTTATATTTTCTGGGGTTTAACCATTGATTAAATAAGAATTTATGATATAATAATCTGTGAAAGGAGCAGATTATTATGGTAGGAATTTATAAAATTACTAATACTGTTAATAATAAGGTTTATGTTGGGCAGTCGAAAGATATTGAATCCCGTTGGTTTCAACATATGTATGCGTTAAATCATAATTGGCACGATAACAGACATTTACAAAATTCATGGAATAAATATGGCGCCGATAAATTCACATTTTCAGTGATTGAAGAATGTGAGTTGGATAAATTAACAGAGCGGGAACAATATTGGATAGATTATTATGGCGGCATTAACTCTGCAAATACGTACAATGCTAAAGATGCAGATTGTACTGGTAGATTATCTGAGGAATCAAAGAAAAAAATATCAGAATCTCTTATGGGTAATATTCCTTGGAACAAGGGTCTTACAGTTGATACTGATGAACGTGTTCGGCAAAATGTTGAGCATAGTAAAGAAACCTTCGGTGGTCATCATACTGAGGAAACAAGAAAAAAGATTTCAGATATAATTAAACAACAGCATAAGGACGGACATTATGATTATGAGAGTATGACAAAGAAACGTTTACAGACCATAAAAGATAAGGGCGTTGTTAGAAAAGATAGAGGTAAAAAACGAGGTAAACGTGACCCTGAAATTGGAAAACGAATAAGTCAAGCAAAATTAGCGGCAAATGCAAAAAAGCGTGAACTTGGATTACCGCTTCGCAATCAAGAGAAGAAACCTGTACCTATGAAAATATCTGTTTGTACAGTTTGCGGTAAAGAATTTCAACAGCGTAGGTGCCATAATAAGAAAACCTGTTCAAAAGAGTGTAAATTTATACAAATGGTGCGTAGTAGAGAGGAGAAGAAACTTGGCAAGTAGAAAAGCGTTAGCTATAAAGTACAGGCCGACAACATTTGATGAGGTTGTTGAACAAAATTCCACGAAAATTATATTGCAACAGCAGATTGAAACTGGTACTTTTAAATCCGCATATTTATTTACAGGCGGTGCTGGCACAGGTAAAACAACATGTGCAAGAATATTCGCAAACGATATTAATAAGGGAATGGGGAACCCTATCGAGTTGGATGCCGCATCAAACAATGGTGTTGATGATGTTCGTAATATTATTCAGCAGGCAAAGACAAAGAGTATTAACTCCGAGTATAAAATCTTTATCATTGATGAGTGCCATGCATTGTCTAACTCGGCGTGGCAAGCAATGCTGAAAATTATTGAAGAACCGCCTGCAAAGAGTATTTTCATCTTTTGCACGACCGATCCGCAGAAAATCCCTAAGACGATTCTTTCACGAGTACAGAGATATGATTTCCAGAGATTGAGCCAGCAGGGTATTGTTGATAGATTGAAATATATTTGTAAAGCGGAAGAGTGCGTCTATGACAATGAATCGCTTGAATTTATCGCCAAGTTAGCAGATGGTGGATGCCGAGACAGCATTACTTTCCTTGATAAGTGTCTTGCATATCATCCCAAACTTACATTAAAGCATGTAACAGAAGCACTTGGTACAGCAGATTATTCTACTATGTTTGAGCTGACAGATTGTTTACTCGGCTATGATGGTATGGGTTCAAAAGAAGCTATTGAAATCATTGAGACACTTCATGCTAAAGGTAAAGAGTTAAAGACATTTATTAAACAGTATGTCCAGTTTCTTCTTGACCTTGATAAATATTCTCTTGGTTGTGATTGGAAATATTTACAGATGCCGAAGCTGACAGATTACGAAAAAGCCCTTGCAAGCTACGGTGAAGATGAATGGGACGATATTCATAGATGGCTTTCAATTTTTGTACAGCTTAATGCTGATATTAAATGGTCACAGTCAGTAAAGTATGATATTGAAGCAACTATCATTGTGAATAAGGAGAGCAAATGATTGGTCAGAAGTATTTGAAGAAGTATGTACAGACATTACTCGATGAGGGTAATTTTCCTCGATTCAGTGTTTTTGTTGGTCCGAAGGGTAGCGGTAAAAA